TTATGACAATGTACAACCTGGTAGAACAGTTCAAGTTTACTACTCAACCACAGCTAACACATTAGATGCTAATACTGATGACTTTGCTGATGTTACTGGACTACCACAATCTTGTCAGGATGTAGTAACTCTTGGTGCTTCCTATAAATTACTATCATTCTTAGATGCAGGTCGTATTAACCTTACTTCTGCTGAGGCTGATAATGCCGATAGCAAGACTCCATCTACTGCTGGTGTTTCGGCTTCTCGTTATATCTTTGCTCTGTACCAACAGAGATTAAACGAAGAGGCGTTGAAGTTGAAAGACAAGTACCCAATTCGTATACACTACACAAGGTAAGGAAGGTTAATGGCAACTCGTTTATATAGCTCTATAAGTGTTGAGACAACACTAGCATCTAGTATCAATAACTCGGTTACATCAATAGTAGTAGCAACTGGAACTGCAACCACCTTACTTGGTGGAGTTACTATTGTAGCAAACAGTCAGTTTACTGTAGCAATAGATCCAGATACTATTAATGAAGAAATTGTTTTTATCACAGCAGGTCCATCAGGAGATACCTTTACAGTAACTAGAGGCAGAGCAGGATCAACTGCTGTATCGCACTCAACAGGTGCAACAGTAAAACACGTTCTAACCTCAGATGATTTAACAGCCTTTGCTGCCGGTATATCACCAGTATCTACTTTAGCATTTTCTGGTTCAACATCTGGTACAACTACACTTCAAGCAACAGCAGTTGCTGGCACTAATACTTTAAGTTTACCTGCAACTACAACTGATACCTTAGCGGGAATTGCTGCTACGCAAACATTAACCAATAAGACACTTACTTCACCAAAAATAAACCTTACTCTTAATGCTCAAACAGGAACTACTTATACTTTAGTTGCTGCTGATTCAGGTAAGTTAGTTACTTCATCAAATGCCGCTTCAGTAGTTATAACTATTCCACCTTCAGTATTTGCAGCAGGTGAACAAATAAACGTTCAATCAATAGGTGCTGGTCTGACTAGTTTTGTAGCAGGTGCTGGTGTAACCGTAACATCTACTGGTGCTACCTCGGCTGCTCCAATACTAAGAGCACAAAACTCTGCTTGCACAATTATTTGTACAGCATCTAACGTATTTACAGTGATTGGGGATCTATCCTAATGGCAACCTATAAAGTACTAGCCCAGTCAGCACCTAGTGCTACTACAGCAACTACGCTGTATACGGCGACTAATGCAACTATTGTATCTAGCCTTAATGTTGCTAATACAGGTGGTGCAGCAGATACTATTCGTATTGCAGTAAGGCCAGCAGGAGCAACTCTTGCTAATCTACATTATTTAGTTTATGGAGTTCAAGTTCCATCTAGTGCAATCTTTACCTTTACAGGTGGAGTTACTTTAGCCAATACAGATGTTATCACTATTTATTCAACTACTGGAACGTCATCATTTAGTGCGTTCGGAAGCGAGGCCAACTAATGTCAGTAGCTATAACAGGCGGTACCGTATCAGCTAGTGCTGCTTTAGCATTTAATGCTCAGACTGGTACCACATATACTTTAGTAGCGGCAGATGCTGAGAACAAATTAGTTACCACATCTAATGCCTCTGCTGTAACAGTAACAGTTCCCCCTTCGGTTTTTACTGCGGGACAACAAATTAACGTAGCATCTATTGGAGTAGGGCTAACATCCTTTGCTCAAGGTGCTGGTGTTACAATTACCTCAACTGGTGCAACTGCAACAGCTCCAGTTTTAAGAGCAAGGTACTCAGCAGGTACAGTAATATGTACTGCAAGTAATACTTTTTTGATTGTGGGTGATTTGAGCTAATGCCAATACTTGGAATTATTGCCTCGCAGGATTATACAAGAATTACCAGTTCATACGAATCTATTGCTAGTGCTACTGGCACAGGTTCAAGCGGCACAATTACATTTAGTTCAATACCTGCTACTTACAGCCATTTACAAATTAGGTGTACTGCTCGCAGTAGTTCAGTTTTATCTACCGAGTATATTATTATTAGATTAAATAATGACACTACGGCAAATTATATATATCACGGTGTAGAAGGAAATGGTACGGCTGCTAGTGCTTTTGTATCAACAGGAGAAACCGCAGGATTTGGTACAGAAGTAACTGGTGCTGGTGCTACTTCTAATGTTATGGGAACAGCAATTATTGATATATCAGATTATGCTTCAACCAATAAAAATAAAACAATTAGACATTTTGGCGGAGATGATACAAACGGTGGCGGTCTAATAGGCATTAGGTCTAATTTATGGCTGAACACATCAGCAATTAATAGAATAGACATTATTTCTTATCGTGCCGCAAATTGGACAACTACTTCAACTTTTGCCTTATACGGAATCAGGGGGTCATAATGGCATCAACATACGAAAAGATAGCGACTAATACTTTAAGTAGTGCTCAATCATCAATTACTTTTAGTTCTATTCCATCAACTTATACTGATTTAGTTTTAATTTCTAATGCGGCAGTTTCAAGCGGTGCAGCCCAAATGTTATGCCGATTAAATTCAGATACAGGAAGTAATTATAGTTTTACTCGTCTTGGTGGTGATGGTTCTACAACAGAAAGCAGTAGAGCCTCATCAGTATCTTATATGCAAATAACTTGGTTTGGATATTTAACTACAACAATAAATCAAGCGGGAATTGCAAATTTTATGAATTATTCAAATTCAACAACAAACAAAACTGTATTAACTAGAAGTAATAATGCTGGTAATGGTGTTGGTTCAAATGTGAATTTATGGCGTAGTACAAGTGCTATAAATACTATTTTGTTATATCCTGATGCTTCTACTTTTGCTACTGGTTCAACTTTTACATTATACGGAATTAAGGCGGCTTAAACAATGGCTAATACATATACTTTAATTTCTAGTGTTACGGTTGGTAGTGGTGGTGCTAGTAGCATTGATTTTACTTCAATACCTGCTACATATACAGATTTATTAGTAAAAATGTCTACTAGGGCTGTTGCTACTAGCAATTTCCCAAACACCAGAGTTCGTTTTAATTCAGATTCGGGCAGCAATTATACATACAGAAGATTATATGGAACAGGAGTTGCGGCTGGTTCAGACACGGCTACTGAAACTGGTGCTATGATTGCTAACACAAATGGTAGTGATTCAACTGCAAACACTTTTGCAATTACTGATTTTTATATTCCAAATTATTTAAGTTCAAATCAAAAAGCAATAGGCGCGGAAACTGCTTCAGAAAACAATGGAACTACCGCTTATATTTTTGCTATGGCTGATATTTGGACAGGAACAACAGCAATTACCTCAATGAGTATTTATTCAGATTACAATTTTGCACAATACTCAACTGCTTATCTATACGGAATATCCAACGCTTAACAAAGGAGAAAAAATGACAAATAAAATAATCGTAGATTGCTCAACTGGAGTTACTACTGAGGTTGAACTAACTGCAGAGGAAATTGCAGAACGTGAGGCAATGGCTGCAGAATATGCAGTACAGAAGGCTCAAGAAGAGGCTGAGGCAACAGCTAAGGCTGCCGCTAAAGAATCTGCTAATGCTAAACTTGCAGCGCTTGGTTTAACTGCAGAAGAAATTGCAGCACTAACTAAGTAACAAGTTTTAAGTTCCTCCTAAGCACCGAGGCTAAAAGGCTTATTTTTTTATGTCCAAATCTAAGGAGAGCTAATGGCTTATGGCGATGATATTACCGAGGCAATTCCCTACGTTTTATCCAACCCTGCTGGTGCCACAAACTATTCAGCTACTGGTGTTAATTATGATATGGCTATTGCCGGTCTGCCATTTTTTATTGGGGCAACTGATGAATCACCTTACCGTAGAGTAACTGCTAAGTATCGTAAAGAGCAGTATGACCAGACCAGAGAAGCTGGTGAGCAATCACTTACTGGTTGGTGGTTTAGATCTCAATCAACATTTCACCTTGGCGCTGGTATTAAATACTTTGAACCAGCACAAGATGAGTCACTTCGTTTCCAATACACAGAGTCTAAAGGTGTAGATGTCTTTACTAAAGGACAGGTTACCTTATTAAATACTACTGCTAGTTTTAACTCAGGAGCCGCAGCACCTCAACTAATAGGTGTTAATGATGGCACCAATGACTGTATTATAATTACAGATGGCACAGCAATAAAGAAGATTACATCTGGCGGTACATCTAGTACTTATACCCAAGCAGGAACACCTGCAACTATCTTTAGCATTACAACTAATGGTAAGCAATACTTCTTTATCAATGGTAGCCACGTTCACAGAGGTAACCTTGCTGGTTCAACTAGCGATACTGAAATCTACAATGCAACTAGTACTACTCGCGGTACTATCCGCTTTGTTAAGCAACGTCTTATTGCTGCTATTAATAATAAGATATACGAGTTAGATGCTAACAATGCCTCCGGCGCACTACCTGCTGCTTTATTTACCCATCCTAATACATCTTGGGTATGGTCATCAATATCAGAGGGACCTAGTGCTATCTATATATCAGGATATGACCCTAATGGAACATCCTCATCTGTATTTAAAATTGTCTTAGATGTAACAAATTCTAACTCATTAGGTTTTCCAAGCCTTGAAACACCTACAGTTATTATTGATCTACCAGAGGGTGAGCGCATTAATGACTTTGATGTATACCTTGGTACATATGCAGTCCTTGCAACTAACAAGGGATTTAGAGTAGGCGTATCAGATACTAATGGAAATATTCAATATGGTCCTTTGTTGTTTGACCAAGCTGCTTGTAATTCAATAGCATTTAGAGATCGTTTTGCCTATCTTGCAACTACTATTGATGGTGAGGCAGGATTAGTAAAAGTAGATTTATCTACAACTGTAATAGCTAACAGCCTAGTGTTTCCTTGGGCTTGGGATTTAATAGCAAGTGGCATTACTACTGAGTCTAATCAAGTAGCCTTTTTTGGTAATACAGATAGGGCAGCCTTTACTTCTGGTAATGTTGTTTACGCTGAGTCAACTACTGATAAAGTAGCAACTGGTTATCTGCAAACAGGTTTTATACGATACAACACATTAGAAAATAAATTATTTAAACTACTTAATACTAGAATAGATACCACAAATGGTGGTATAACTATTCAATCTGTTGATTATGCAAATACTGAATACAATTTAGGTGGTTTTGCTCAAGGCACTGCAAGTAGTGAGATAGGTATTCCTTATCCTAACTCAGCACAAGAATATCTTGCCTTTAAATTTACTATGACTAGATCATCAACTGATGCAACTAAGGGTCCACTATTTACTGGATACCAATTAAAGTCTTTACCTGCTGTACCTCGCCAAAGAATAATCCAATACCCTTTATCTTGTTATGATCACGAGAGCGATAATATGGGTGTTGAGGTGGGCTATGAAGGTTCAGCCTATGATCGGTTGACCCAATTAGAAGCGGTAGAAAATATAGGAGATACCATCAGAGTAGAAGATTTTAGAACTGGTGAATCATACATTGGATTAATTGAAGAACTTGACTTTATAAACAAAACCCCAAGTGATAGAAGATTCTCCGGATACGGTGGAATGTTAATCGCTACTATTAGATTGATCTAACAATATGACACCGAACGAATGGGCTGGATTAGCAGTAGCGGTAACGACATTAGTTGGAGCACTAGCTATAACAGTAAGACACCTTGTTAAATATTACCTATCTGAGCTGAAACAAAATGGAGGCTCCAGTATCAAGGATCAGGTCAATAGGTTAGAGGAAAAAGTTGATACCTTGTACCAGATTTTAATACAGAAGTAAGGAAACAATGAGCGTATTAGATATTGCTAAAGCTGAATTAGGTTATAAAGAAATTGGTAATAACGATACCAAGTATGGCAAATGGTATGGACTAAACAACAACCCTTGGTGTGCAATGTTTGTATCGTGGTGCTTTGACCAAGCAGGATTAGCATCTAAGGTAGCGGCTCAGACCGTTAAAGGATTTGCTTCTTGTCAGGCAGGACTTAAATGGTTTACCAGCAAGGGCAAGATAGTTCCAGTTGGTAAAGCTCAAGCAGGAGATATAGTTTTCTTTCAATTTGATGCTGATGTAGAAGCCGATCACGTTGGCATTTGCGCTAGCAATGATGGAAAGAAATACCTTATGGTCTATGAGGGTAATACCTCAGCAGATACTAAAGGCAGTCAATCAAATGGAGATGGTGTGTTTCTAAAGAAACGTTCCTACTCCCTAGTAATGGGCGTTGCTCGCCCTTAAAGGATGTATATGAATACAACTAAATTAAAAGCAATCGTTTCTACCTATGCTCGTGCTGCTATTGCAGCCGCACTTGCTCTATACCTTGCCGGTAATACAGACCTAAAGGCATTAGCAACAGCAGCAGTAGCCGCAGTTGCAGGACCTATCTTAAAGGCGATAGATCCATCAGCTACAGAATTTGGTATTGGTTCCAAGTAACTTTAACTTTACTGCGAGGCAATACAGGGCCACCCTTTCAACGGGGTGGCCTTCTTTTTTGTTGTCTAAATTTCCCTAGCTGGATCATCTATTGGACAAGGCACGCATATCAGGTTGCCACAGTTAGCACAGGTTGCATCTAACATATACCAGGAGATCTCAAAGTCATCAAAGGTAGCAAGGATAGAGAATACTTTAGAGCCACAAGGACAGGCGTGTAATGGTCCTAAGGACCTTAGATCAGTACCAAATTTATCAGGTAGCTTCTCTTTATTTTTTCGCAGGGTTGGTAGACGGAACATACTGACCGTACTGTCGCGGCGCTTAATGCGCCGCCCGTACCGTAATTCGCCTCACGGCTCATATGGTACACATTATTGGACTAGTAACCGATCATAATCGCTTTCACGGCGTGTCGTATTCACATCCCACCATTGTCTGATCCCAGTGCTACAATTAATCCAAGACAAAAGGAGGGGCTATATTGACTACGGTTGTTGGTATTCAAGGAAATGGTTACGCAGTTCTTGCTGCTGACTCACAGATTACAGAAGATAATCTTAGAACAATTAGTTTAGGTACACCCAAGATAGTTCAGGTTGGTTATGTTGCCATTGGAATTACCGGTGATACTAGAGCTGGTGATATTTTAACTTACAACTGGAAGCCACCAACATATAGAGGTGAAGATCCTGTCCAGTTTATGGGTAAGAAAATGATTCCATCTATTATCAATGCCTTCAATAAAGCTACTTATGACTGGGCTAATGTGGATAAGAAAGATGGTGGCTTTGATTATCTAATAGCTTTTGACTCTAATTTATTTCATATTGCTTGTGATATGTCTTTTATACAGAATGAACTAAAGGTTTATGGTATTGGATCAGGTGGTCAGTTTGCTACTGGATATCTATACTCACTTGACTATAAGGGTATGACTGAGGATAAAGCAGTTGAGATAGCACAGAAGGCTGTGGAGATATCATCTCAGTTAGATATTAATACTTGCCCACCAATACAGATAGCAATACAGAAACGGAAGGGTAAGTGATGACTGATCCAAAGGAATTATTACTACAAGTATTACGAGATAAAGATGCTGGCAGAGCAAGGTCTAAGCAGACACAGGTAGGTCCATCAGAGTTGGGTGGTTGCCGCCGTAAGGTTTGGTATCGCCTTAACGATCAACCTGAAACTAATGATAACGAATTAAAGTTGTCAGCTATTATGGGTACTGCTATCCACGCTGAGATAGAGAAAGCAATAGCAATTGCTGATCCAAAAGGTGAGAAGTATTGGGTTGAAACATCTGTTGAATACAATGGAATGAAAGCTCATATAGATTTATATATACCAGAAACTGGAGATGTGGTAGATTGGAAAACCGTTAAGGTTAAAAATCTATCTTACTTCCCATCGCTACAACAGCGTTGGCAAGTTCAGGTCTATGGCTATTTGCTTGACAAGTCTGGAAAGGGGTCACCCAGAACTGTTAATCTAGTAGCCATTGCCAGAGATGGTGATGAAAGAGATGTCAGGGTTCATTCAGAACCTTATGATCCGAAGTTAGCAGAGGATGCCTTGAATTGGTTATCTGCTATTAAAGAGAGCGCAGATGCACCAGGGCCAGAGCGCGATCAAAACTACTGCAAGTTCTATTGCAAGTACTTTGATGAGTCGGGCGAGATGGGATGTACTGGTCTAAAAAAAGAACGTATCAAGGATGATGAAGTCTTTATAGATAATCCTGAAGTGGATACATCAGCCTTGAAATATTTACAATTAGATGCAAAGATCAAGGAACTGACTAACGAACGCGAGTCATTAAAAGCTGCGTTAGAAGGATTTACTGGTAATACTAATAGCGGTGTATCTATTTTGTGGAGCACTGTTAGTGGTAGAGAATCAGTAGATGCCGAAGAGGTTGAGAAACTTCTCGGTTTTGTACCAAAAAAACAAGGACAGGAATCAATACGATTAACTGTCAAACATACTGGAGGTAAGTAAATGGCTGCACCGGAAAGCACAAAGTTTCAAATCAACTACAAGTTAGGTGATGGAACTTTAGTAAATATTTATGCAACTAGTCAGGCTGAATTAGAGACATCTCTAACTTCAATTGCTGATCTATCAACATTAGTAACATCAACTGGCACTGCACTCGGTGCCACTGCACAGCCATCAGGTGGCGCAGTTGCCTATGCTAAGAAAGCATTAGGCGGTACTGCTGTAACTACCGATGCTGCTGCTCCTGATTGTAAGCACGGCTCAATGGCATTTCGTTCAGGCGTAGGACAGAAAGGTCCTTGGAAAGGCTGGATGTGTGCTGCACCTAAAGGTGCTGTAGACAAGTGTGAGACTGTCTGGATTAGATAAACTATGCGGGTTCCTTGGAAGTATGAGAACCCAGCTTGCGCTGAAGTAGGAGTGGAATTTTTCTATCCTGAAGTAGAGGATGGAGATAGAGTTCATAACCAACAAGCAATGAATGTCTGTAAAATATGTCCCCATTTAGCAGAGTGTGCTGAGTGGGGCATTAACAGAGAACGCTTCGGTACTTGGGGCGGTATCCCCGCTTCAAAAAGAAGAAGAATCAGACAGGCTAGAGGAATAACCCTTCCTAGAGAGGAACACGTTGCTTAACATAGATAGAGCGTGGCGTGGTAGTAATACCAATGCAACACCATTACCTGATGTATGGAAAGATCTTGCTAAGAAGCAGATTAAATTCCGTAGAGGTCAGGTGTGTATGGTTGCCGCCGCACCTAATGCTGGTAAGAGTATGTTTGCTCTTATCTATGCAGTTAAAGCAAAGGTTCCAACTTTATTTTTCTCAGCCGATACTGATATAGCGACAGTGATGATGAGAGCAGCCTCTCACCTATCAGGACACAGTCAACTACTGGTGGAAGCAAACTTGAATGGTAACCGTCATTACTACGACAAGCACCTAGAGAATATGTCCAATATACAATTCGTCTTTGACTCATCACCATCACTAGATGATGTTGAGTTAGAGATCAAGGCTTATGTTGAACTCTTTGGTGTTCCACCAGAGTTGATTGTTGTTGATAACTTGATGAATGTGGTGGCTGAATCTGATAATGAATGGGCAGGACTGCGAGCTATTATGGTGGACTTCCACGATATGGCTCGTAAGACAGAGGCTTGTGTGATGGTATTGCATCACGTCTCAGAGCAGAGTGAGTATGGTAAAGAGAATAAACCACCTCACCGCAGGGCTATTCACGGCAAGGTATCTCAACTACCTGCACTAATACTTACCCTTAATTACAATCACGGTCCGCATAACAGCGAGCTACAGGTGGCAGTAGTTAAGAATAGGTTTGGTCCACACACAGCAGATGGTTCAGATTATGTTAGTTTGTTTGTTAACTATGGTGTCTGTCAGATATCTGATTCTGATGCACTAGGTCAGATGTATAGAAGGGATAGCCTACTAAATGTCAGCCAAGTACAATAAACAAAAGGGTTCACAGTTTGAAGTTGATGTAATGAAATGGTTTAGGAAGATGGGCGCAGTAGCTGAACGCTTGCGCTTATCAGGAGCAGAGGATGAGGGTGATCTAGTAGTTATTGTTGCCGGTGAAACCTACATCTTTGAGTTAAAGAATACTAAGAAGTTAAATTTAAAGGAGTTTTGGGATGAAGCGCAAACAGAAGCTATTAATTACGCTAAGCATCGTGGCATTAATAAGCCTTTATCTTATGTACTATACAAAAGAAGAAACGCAGGAATAGAAAAGACTTGGGTAATCCAAGACCTAACACAATGGCTAGAGGATAAGCAATGAGAAGAACAAGCCAAGACCTATATGATGGTATTGGAACTTGGAAACGAAGGCCAATAAGAGCAGGTAAGAAAACCTATATGCCATCTCACAAGAGATGGGGAAAGATAACGGTAACAAAAATGACACCAGTACCAGAAGGCATAATAACTACAACAGATATACTACAACCAGTATCAGAAGTAGTAGAGGAAGTAACAACAACAGAGGAGAACAAAGATGTTAAGTAATTACTTTCCTATAAAGTTTGACAGTATAAACATATGCAATAATGAGCCACTATGGAAACAGATCTTAGGTTTATACATTTACGAATGGGATTCAACCCCTCAGGGTATGACTATACGCATTTTAGGTTTTAACATTGATTTCTTATTAGGGAAATGGACTGAAGAATGATTTGTGAATTATGCAGGTCAGGTGGTGAACTGAATAAGACTGGTCAGTTTAAGCGAGCTTTTACTATGCACAAGAAATGCAAGGAGGCGTGTGGATGTCAGCATCAGACTGGTCCAGGAGTAGGAAGTCGGGCAAAAGAAATGGCAGAACCGATGCGAACACAATACCCATTGGAGTAATAGTTGCCCACTATGGCGGTGAGGTAAGAGAAGGCAGGGCTTGCTCCGTAAGATGTATCTTGCATAGCGACAGTAGAAGAAGTGCAGTAATAAATACGCAGGAGAATTTATACTATTGTCATACCTGCGGTAAGGGTGGCAATGCAGTGAACATTATTAGTATCAAAGAGAATATGGAGTTTAAAGATGCTCTCGCCCGTGCAATTGAAATCATCGCTGGAAGCGGCGGTACAGTACAACAAGGATCTAAGCGAAGAAGCGGTAGCGTTTCTCGCAGGTCGTGGGATCTCTAAAGAGATAGCTGATAAGTTCCTATTAGGTTATATAAAAGAACCTGCTGCAACTCACGAGAACTATCAGGGCTGGCTATCCATACCTTATATAACTGTGCTTGGACACTGCGTTGGATTTAAGTTTAGAAGATTAGATGATGGCAAGCCTAAGTATGGAGCACCACTAGGTCAGAAGGGTCATCTCTATAATGTTAGCGACATCATTGTAACCAGTGAATACATAGCAGTTTGTGAAGGTGAGCTAGACACAATCATTTGTTCAGCAGTACTAGGTATACCAGCAGTTGGAGTTCCTGGTGTTGCTGCTTGGAAGCCACACTTTACTAAGATGTTTACCGGTTATGGAAAGATTTATATTGTTGGTGATAATGATATTAAAGAGGATGGTTCTAATCCTGGGGCAGAGTTTTCAAGGAGAGTGGCTCAGGAGGTAATGAACTCTTCAATCGTGTCGCTTCCTGCTGGACTAGACCTTAATGATCTATACTTAGCAAAAGGTATAGAAGAGACAAAGCGGACAATTGGAGTGCCTAATGTATGAAGAACTCGGAGTTGATGGAGTTAGCCGTTTGGTTGACGGAGTTGGGGATGGTAGTGGTTTTGATAGATTACGAAACTGGGACACTCCAAGTAAAGCCGAGGCCGATAAAAGATTAGATGCTGATTTTGTTGCCAATATGTGGGCTGTTATGGATGCGGCAGGTAACTTACTTATCAGTAAGCACCACGATTACGGTCCATTAAACATAGCAAGATCTCCTGGTGGTCCTATCAACGGACTAAGAGTGCGTATGTGGGACAAGATTGCTCGCATTAATAACCTAGTAGACAGTCAAGTTAAACCAAGTAATGAGTCATTACGAGATTCTTTTGTTGACCTACTTAACTATTCAGCTATTGCGCTGATGGTATTAGATGGCAACTGGCCTGAAGTGCAGACACTGGATTGTGAATGACATTAGAGCTACACCCAACTCTATACGAGTTAGTCCCTTCAGTTACTTACACTATTGTTAGTAAGTTTAAGGGCTGGGTTGATACGGAAGATGTAAGACAAGAGTGTTATCTCTGGGCTGTTGGTCGTGGTCAACAGTTTACTGATCTACTTAATGAACCTAACCCTGATAAGCGTGAGCAGAATGAACGGCGCATTGCATATCAGATGCGTAGAGTTGCAGAAAGATATGCTCGTAAAGAGAAGGCTCGTAAGGCTGGATACAAAGTAGGAGATGAAGCCTTCTACGATACAACAATTATTGCTCAGTTAATACCATTTGTTATTGCATCCATTGTCAATGGCACAGTGCTTGAGCAAGCACAAGAAATGATCAACGATGGCACACCTCGTAAGCAATCAACTCCTGCTGAGGGTGGCAACCTATTAGCTATCCTAATTGATATTAAGAAACAATACTTAAAGTTAGAGCAAGAAGATAAGACTATATTGCAGATGAGATACCACGATAACTTTACCTTACAACAGATAGGCCAGTACTTAGAGTGTGCCACATCTACTGCTGATCGCCGGTCTACCGCAGCTCTGCGTAGATTACAAAGCAAACTAGGTGGTGAGACACCTTGGGCATAGAGTTAAAAGAACCAGAGCTACTTGATTATCTTAAAGAGTTTTACTATTCAGACCTTGAGAAGTCGGAAGAGTTTGATAACTGGGATTGTATATCACTAGAACATAAGATGTTTATAGAATTAAAATCTCGCAAGACCCACTACCCTGATCTACTTATTGAAGAGAGTAAGTATCAGGGTTTAATTATGGCAGCAGGTATTAGATCACTCACTCCTTGGTATATCAACGCCACACCTGAAGGTGTATGGGGCTTTGACTTATCCACAATACCTCAGCCTAAGTGGGAGGATAAGTGGCTACCTATTACTACTGAGTTTGCAAACAAGGCTAGTCGTACTAAACTAGTAGGGTTCTTAAAACTAGAAGATGGGATACTGTTTTGATATATTCTTTTAAGTGTGAGTGTGGCAATACTAGAGATGTTGAACAATCTATCTATGCTGAGGTTGTAGAACCTATGTGTACTGACTGCCAAGAGTCTATGTATCGTTGTTGGTCGCCTACTGCAACAATATTTAAAGGTAAAGGTTTCTACAGTACAGATGAACGATGACTGATTATCCTAATTGGTTTGCACAAACTGCACAGAATAATTTTACTACCTACCTATCAGAGTATGTAGGCAAACCTAATCTGCGTTTCTTACAACTGGGTGTATATACAGGGGACGCCAGCGTATGGTTATGCAATAACATTCTAACTGATAAGAGTTCAATACTTATTGATGTTGATACTTGGCAGGAAAGTGATGAATTATCCCACACCGAGATGGACTTCAGCGCAGTTGAGATAGAGTACAAGAAGAAGATTGAGAACCTAACTGTTGTATCTGTGGTTAGTGATACTGTTGAGTATCTAATTAGACAACGCAATAACTTTATGAACGCATATGATTTTATTTATATTGATGCAGACCACACAGCAGTTAGTGTGCTAATGGATGCTGAACTTAGCTGGCCTTTACTAAAGTCCGGTGGTGTTATGGCCTTTGATGATTACACTTGGGGTCGCCATCTTCCACCATCTAAGACACCTCGCCCTGGCATACTCTTATTCACTGAGCGACACAAGACTGAGATGGACACACTAGTTATTAACGATCAGTATTGGATTAGAAAAAAGTAGAAAGCCCCACCAGGAAGGGTTGGTAGGGCTTTCTTATGATGATCGGAGAGAGCCGATCAAGAACTAAACATTATCATACTTTAGTAGTGGTGAGGGCTGGTGTTAAGCCAAAACTTGTAGGCTCTACAAGGTGTTCCGTATCGTTTAGATATGTATTTAAGACCTCTAAGGATTTGATATTCGCTTCGGCTATCTTTCTCTCCAAGTAGTTGAGCAATTCCGTAAGCTGAACTACCTCGTTGGTTGGTCGCGTAGTTATCAAACCTGCTCTCACTGGTCCAAAGGGCGAGTAAGCACTCGCTCTCTCTCCCACTCCACCCAAAACCAGCCGAAGCGTAGTCTTTTGCGAGCTTTCTATTGCGGTCTTTCTCATCTTGTGTTGCCTTCCTGTTTGAGATAACACCATCAGGTATTCTACCTACTGGCGGTGGAAATAATTTATCTTGACCTACTACGAGCAGACTTAGTGCTGCCACTAATATCAATCCATTTTTTACCCATTTTTTCATCAGCTTCAATCTCCTCTTCAAGGTAAGCGCGATACACATTTGGATAGTCATTACCCAAACGAGCTAACGCCCTGTCCCTCGCTCTACGATAGTTTCTCTGACGAACGGCTTGCGCCTTAGCGGTTTCTATTCTCCGTTCTGTGTTGCTCAATTACTCCACCTTTCCATACAGTTAGCGATAGTAGATAATACTATGGAAGTAATCTCAATCTGAGGCGACACCTCCCTAGCATCTTCCTCATCTGTGAGCCACTCTTGAACATAAATCTTACTGTCTAAAGGGCTTTCTCTATACCATTTCAACGCCTCTGATGGGCTTTCTCCGCCCCATATAGCTATATTCTGAGCGTCTGATATCTCATAGAATATGATCCGCTTTACTGCCCCGTTGCGTAGTTCCAATACATTACTCACTTGCTCTCCTTCTCTCTCATTACTCTCTTATCCTCACACTCAGAGCAGGTGTCTGACTGGTATTCCACTCGGTCATACATAACATCACACTCATTACAGTTAATTAACTCCTCATAGCCCCCACTCAGGGCAAACTCATCTCCCGATAGGTAGCGTGGTTCAGCCATTAGCTCCCTCTCTCTCCCTCTCGCTCATTGTATCCATTACGCAGTTATCGCAGATTAACTTGTTGTTGTATCGGTGATACCAGTCTGGTCTTGCTATCTCCCACCCACAGAATTGGCATAGGTCTTTCATTTCATTTCCTCTCTCTCTTTTGCTAGTTGTATCAGCCGTTCGGCTGAGGTTTTTAACTCTTGTAAATAGTTTGCGCCGTGAGCACAATCGCTTAATAAAATTAAGCAATCACCACAGATTACTGGTTTAGCTTTCATTACTCTCCCTCTCCTTCTACATAACCTTCAGCTAATAGCCCTTCAAAGAAATCCCATATTTGAGTAAGTCCTTCTCTCACTTCAGGCTCTCCCATATCTATTGCCATCATCTCAGCAAGCCTTAGCGTTGAACCAAAGCCTTGTATGTCTTTATATTTATATCCAAGCATTTTATTCCTTCCTTATTCCATTAGTTAGTGAGCAGTTTAACGACTTGCTCAGGTCGGGTTTGCTAGCTAGAGATAGCGAGCAATACTATTGTAAGTGCTGGTGTTGATAACTTCTTCATCACTCATCTGAAGAATACGGATAGCATTTTCTATCTCTTCCACAATCTCCTTGTATGTGTGGTCGTGCATTACATTACCCTCACGCTCAGGCTCTTTAGGCATATCTTGTCCTGTTATAGTTAAATCAAAATCTATATTCAGGGTGTTATTCCAAGAGCGATAATTGGTGCGGACATTTTCAGCCTTAGTAAAATTAGCAGTAGCAAACTTTACTAACTCCTTCTTCCACTTTTCCATTTCCTTCTCATACTTACCTTCA